TGTTAATTGTTCTGTAATATCCTTAATAAGTTCAAAAGAAATATTGATAAAGGGTGCTGGAGAATTGTTCCCAGATGCAACTTATAGTATAAAAAGATTAATTTCTAAAGCAAATTTAAGTAATTATCCTAGTGCCAGTATTTTCACCACAAATGTTCAAAATTCTTATATTGATGATGAAAATTGCGCATATATAGCATCCCCATCTTTACCAGATTACTTTAATGAAGATTTAGACATTAGAGAAACTGATCTTACTTTCTCTGGTACGTTTGATGATGACACAATTATTACAATTGAAAATCATGGACTTATAACTGGAGAAAAAGTAAAATATGTTTCTGGTGGTGATGATAATAAATTAAATATAACTGAGGATGAGTATTTTATCAAAAAAGAGGATATTAATAGTTTTAAAATATCAAGAAGTGCTGCTAATATAGAAAATTCAAATTTCTTGTCCTTCTCTGGTAGTGTAACTAATAATAAATTTGAATTGGTAAGATTTTCTGAAAAATCAATACAATCACAAAAATTAATAAGAAAAATAAAAGATCCTGTTGCGTCTGTAACATCAAAACCAACTCAAACTGGAAAAACTGGAATTCTTGTAAATGGTGTTGAAATATTAAATTATAAGTCAAATGATATTGTTAATTATGGACCTATAGAGGAAATATCTGTAACAAAGGGTGGTGATAATTTTGATGTGGTAAATCCACCCATATTAACAGTTTCAGACTCTGTTGGATCTGGATGTTCTGCTTATTGTGAGGTTACAGGGTCTATTGAAAGAATAGATGTTTTAGATGGTGGATTTGACTATCTAACATTACCAACTCTCAAAGTATCTGGTGGTAATGGATCAGGATGTATTGCAACACCTGATTTAGTTTTAGTTGATCATTCAGTTGAGTTTAATTCAATAGAAAATGCAGAATTAGTAAATTTAACAAATAATACTATTGGTTTCACTACATTTCATAAATTTAGAGATGGTGAGGTAGTTATATACAAAACAGATGGACAAACTGCCATAGCTGGACTAACAACAGATGCTTCTTATTTCTGTAATGTGGTTGACTCAAAAACAGTTACACTTCACAATAAATTAAGTGATGCTTTAGCAGGAGTATCTACAGTTAATTTAACTAATTTTGGATTTGGTATTCAAGAATTAAAATGTGCGAATAAGAAAAGAATTATTAGTTCTGTAAGTATAGCTAGTTCAGGTTCAGGATACAGTAATAGATTAACATCTATAACTTCTGTAGGAATTAATACAGCAAAAAATACTATCAATATTAAATCTCATGGTTATAAAACAGGAGATTTAATTAGGTATGACACTAAATCACTAGAACCAATATCTGGATTAACAACTCAAACAAATTACTATGTTACTGAAGTAGATGGTAATTCTTTTAGATTATCATCAGTTGGTATTGGATCTACAGTCCCAAATTTTTATCTTAGAAATAAAGAATTTATTAATTTGACTAGTGGGGGATCAGGAATACATGAGTTTAATTATCCACCAGTAACAATTGTCATAGATGGTCACATAGGAGTTTCTACTTTTTCAGGACAAGACTTTAATGCAAAACTAAGACCATCAATCAAAGGATCTATAAAATCTGTGTATGTGGCTGATGGTGGTGTAGGGTATGGTTCATCAGATATCATTAACTATAATAGACAACCTAGCATTATTTTAAACAGAGGTGTAAACGCTGAATTGTCTCCAATTATTTCAGCAAAAGGAAAATTATCATCTGTAATTGTAAAAAATCCAGGATCTGGATACAATTCACCACCTGAATTAAAACTACTTGGAAATGGGTTTGGTGCAACTATAATCCCAATATTAAAAGGTGGATCAATAGAATCTGTAAAAGTGGTTCATGCTGGAGTTGGACATTCTATCACTGATAAGATTCAAGTTATTTCAAATGGTGATGGAGCAGAATTTTTCACAAACACTAAAGTTTGGACAATTAATACTGTAGAAAGATTAATACAAAATAATCAAATTACGTCTGATGATGGAGTTGTTAGCACAGGATCTCAATCTAAGTATGGATTAGAATATTCTCATTTATATGCTCCAAGAAAATTAAGACAATCAACATTTGTGAAAAAAGATGTTGGTGATAAAAAAGTATTTACTCCAGATTTGAGATTGCAAAATGATATTGAACAAGTCTCTGCTAATCATTCACCAATTTTAGGTTGGTCATATGATGGTTCTCCAATATATGGTCCTTATGGTTTTTCTGAAAGTTCTGGAGGACCAATTAAAATATTACAATCAGGGTATGCAGTAGCCATATCATCTCAAAGACCTAATCCTTTAACATCCTCAGGAGAACAAATATATTCTGATGGATATTTTGTAGAAGATCATGTCTTTAGTGATGATAAAGATTTAGATGAACATAATGGTAGATATTGTAAAACACCTGAGTATCCTAATGGTGTTTATGCTTATTTTGCATGTATTAATCCCACAATTAATGATGATGAAGGTGCATTTAAAAATTTCAGAAAACCACAATTTCCATATTTTATAGGTAATTCATATAAATCTGAACCAATAGATTTTAATTTTTCAATAACATCAAATCAAGATGATATTGACTTAAATAAAACAACTTATTTAAGAAATACAAGTTCTTATAATTTCTTATTCAATAGATCCTCATATGATTTCTTAATTGATTCTAATCAAATTAATACTCAAAAATCTTTTGTAACACAAGTTGCTGCAGGTAATATAGAAAGTATTGGAATTAAAACTGGGGGATCTAAATATCAAGTTAATGATTCAATAATATTTGATAACTCTGATACTAGTGGATACGCTGCTAATGCAAAAGTTTTATACATTGGTGGAAAGAAAATCAAAACAATAAACGTAGATAACACAGAATTTAATAATGTTGAATTTGTTCCTTCAAATAATGTAAATGAGTTTATTGGATACACAACCATTCCTCATAATTTCTTTATGAGAGAGTATGTTACTATTAGTGGATTGAATACCAATGGTTTTGGAAATAATCAAGTACATTCAGTTGGAGTAACAACATCTACATTTAAATTAGATATAGGTATAAACTCAACAGGTAGCACTGGAATAGTAACTTTCTTTAACATAAATGGTGATCTATCTGCCATAAGACCAAATGATATTTTAGAAATTGGAAATGAACAAGCAAAAATATTAAACATAGATGAGATATCATCTAGAGTAAGAGTATCAAGGGATCATAATTCTACAGTTGGAACATCTCAAACTGCAAATACTTTAGTATCAGTAAAACCTAGAAACTTCAAATTTAATTCTTCTAGTATTCAAGGAAAAGGTAATTTTAGATTCAATGAAGAATTATATTTTAATCCCATAGAATCAGTTGGATTAGGAACTATTGAGGGTGTTGGTATTGGAACTACTCTATCTTTTTCAAATCCTGGAGCAGGTATATCTCAAATATTCATTCCTTCAAAATCAATTTATATTAGAAATCATGAGTTAAGGATAGGAGATTCTTTAACATATAAAACTAATGGTGGAACTGCTCTTGGAGTTTCTACTGATGGCATAATGGAATTTACTTTAGAGAACAATCAAACTCTATTTGCTGCTCCATTATCAAAAGATCTTATTGGAATATCTACATCCAGAGTTGGTGTTGGGTCAACTGGATCTTTTGTAGGAATTAATTCCATTACAAATGTAAATACTTTATTTTTAGTTGGAGTTGGGACTGGAGTTTTACATAGTTTTAAAACTAATCATAATAATGTATTGTCAGGTGCTATTAATAGATCTCTAGCAACTGTTTCTACAGCATCAACTCATGGATTGAGAACAAATGATATAGTAAATCTAGCTGTTTTGCCAGGAATATCAACAACAATAAAAGTTGCATATAATGATTTTAATAGAAGATTAGTAATAGATCCTAGATCCTTTACTGCTAGTGATGTTAATACAACTCAAAATACAATAACAATATCAAAACATGGTTTTGTAAATGGACAAAAAATTATTCACACTGCTGAAACAGTATCAGGTGGTTTAGTTAATAATGAAATATATTATGCATATGTATTAGATCAAAATACAATTAAATTATCACATCAATATTATCAATCATTAAATGCAAATCCAGAAATAATTAATATAACAAGTGCATCTGCTGGAACAATATCACCAATAAATCCAAAAATAGTAATTGATAAAAATCAAAATATAGTATTTGATTTGTCTGATTCTTCATTATCTTTTACAAACAATGAAGTTTCATACAGTGCATTTGAATTTAATTTATTTACAGACAAAAAATTAAAAAATATATTCAACACTTCAGGAAAAACTGATGATTTTAATGTTGTTAGAACTGGTAAAGTTGGTATAGATCCAACAGCTAATTTGACAGTTAAAAATGTAAAAGAGGTTGATCAAATTTTATATTACAATCTAACACCAATTAATGATGAATTGAATACTGATGTTAAAAAAGAAATCATAAATGATGATGTCAATATATTAGATGTAAGTTCCATCTTATTAAGAATGAACGCTTTAGGTGGACCTCAAACTTTAGTTGGAGTTGGAACCACTACATTTAATTTTTCTGTTACTCAATCACCAAAAAAATTAAGTTATGTTGAAAGTGATGGTATATTTTCTTATCAAACTAGTTCCCTACATGCATATGGTCCAATAGAATCTATTAATGTAACTAGTAGAGGAAAAGAATATAGAACTCTACCAGGCATTAGCACCATTATTTCTAAGTTTGGTAATGATGCAATTTTAGAACCAGTTAGTTCTACAGTGGGAAGAATAACAGAAGTTAATTTACAAGATATTGGATTTGATTATTCTATTGATAGGACTCTTAGACCTGAATCACAAATACCACAATTAATTAAAGTAGATACTCGTGCCTCAATAGAAAAAATTGGAATATCATCTGTTGGACAATTTTATTTACATGCACCTGGTTTGGTTGTATTGGATGGATTAACTCAAAAAGAAGTAAAAGATATTGATTTAAGATATGAATTAGGAGATGAAGAAGTAACAGTTCTTGAGAATAGTAAAAACTTAAATAATTTAACTCCAACTATAATACCAATAAGTAACTCAAATGGCATAAAAATAGCAAACATAGATTATGATAGTGGAACTAAAAATGTAACAGTTAGTTTGGGTGCTAGTTTCAGCAACGCTTCTGATTTCCCATTTGAAGTTGGTAAAAAGGTTTTGGTTGAGGGTGTTAGTGTTGGAGTTGGATCAACTGGTAAAGGGTTTAATTCAGAAAATTATGAGTATACTTTATTTGAAATATTAGAAGTAGATCCTAATGTTGGAGGAACTTTAGGCACAGTTAGATATAATTTATCTGGAATAATTCCAGAGGGAATTGAACCTGGAAGTTTTTCTTCTAGTTTATCATCTGGTAAATTAACTCCAGAAAAATTCTTCCCAATATTTGATGTATCATTAAAAGTAAATAATTTTGACATAGGTGAGGTTATTGTATCTAATAATGCAAAAGGAATTTTAAATTCTTGGGATTCTAAAAATGGTTACTTAAAAGTATCATCACCAAATGAATTTGAATTAAATTCTCTTGTCACAGGAGAGTCATCTAATGTTGAGGGAGAAGTAGTTGATGTCATATCATACAAATCCTTTTACAATGTAGATTCATCATCAATTGTTAAAGAGGGATGGAAAAATAATCAAGGTTTCTTAAATGATGGTCAACAAAGATTATTTGATAGTGATTATTATCAATTCTTTTCTTATTCATTAAAATCAGAATGTGAAATTGAAAAATGGGATGAACCAGTTTCATCTTTAAATCATACAGCAGGATTTAAAAAATTTAGTGATTTAATTGTTAAATCAGAAACTAATGTTGGTGTTGACACTGCACAAAATGAGAGTGCTCTTGTGGTAATTACAGATATAAATTCTGTGATGGATTTAAATACTACATTTGATTTTGACTTAGTTAGAGAAAAAACTTTAAATATAGATTCTAAAATACTTTCAGATGAAGTTGTATTTGAATCAAAAATATTAAAAGATTTTAGTGAGTCTGTTGGAAATAGAGTGTTAACTATTGATGATATAAGTGGTGATTTTAATAATAACGCTAGAACTGATGCTTTCCAATCTGTTGATAGTTTCACTCTAGCAGATGTAAGATATAGAAAATATATTGCTTTTATTCGTGATAAGAGATTTACTAAAGAAAGACAAATGTTACTAGTATCATCTCTTCATGATGATGTTGGTAATATTTTCCTTAATCAATATGGTAGAGTTGAAACAAATACTGACTTAGGTGAGTTTGGTGGTGATTTAGGTTCATTTGATATGGATGTATCAGGTGATGATGGTAGACTTCTATTTTTCCCTAAGAAATTTGCTTTTAACAATTATGATGTATCAACATTAGCATATAACATATCAGATAGTGTTTCAGGTGTAGGGTCTACTGGATTTGGTGGTATAGTAAATGTTGTTAGTAGCACATCAACTATACCATTAGGATTGAGCACATCTCATAATATTGTAAGCATAGCATCTACTTACAGATCCTCTAAAGTAATAGTATCTTATGCAGCTAGTGATTCTACATATTTTGAGCATGATGAATTGTCAATAGTTCATGATGGGTCTGAAGTTGAATTACTTGAGTATGGACAATTATCAACTGATTTAATTGGTAGTGCATCAGGGACTCCAGGTTTAGGAACTTATAGTGCATACATATCAGGATCTCATATTAATATTGATTTACATCCAAATGTAAGCACAGCTTCAACATTTGTAGCAAATACAATTCATGTAGATTTTGGTAATTCATCATCTGCAGGTATTGGAACTCAAATATTGAACACTGCTACATTAGATTCTAGGTTGACTTCAATATCATCCAGTGGATCACCATCTGCAACCACTGTGGCAGTATATGATAATAGCACTTTTTCTGGTGCATATTATATTGTCAGTATTGAGGATACTACAAATAATCAGTATCAAGTATCTGAAGTAATTGTTGTTGATGATAATACTCAACCATATGTTACTGAATATGCAATAGTTCAAACCAATCAAAATCTTGGTGATTTTAGTGCTGCTATTTCAGGTGATAATACTAATTTAACATTTACTCCAATAGCCAGCGCAAATATACAAGTAAGAGTATTTCAAAATAAATTAAGATTGGTTGATGATCTTAATCCTGATAAAGAAATTAGTTTAACTAACGCAACCATTGATACTGGATTTGGAGCATATACTGCTACTGAAACTGATGTTAAGAGACAATTTGATTTAAAGCATAGACAACTTCCAATATTTAAAAGGGATTTTGTTGGTAGTGCTGCCACTGTGGTCAACACCACTGAAGATAGTGTAAGAATACCAGATCATTATTTTGTTACTGGTGAGGAATTAACTTATAGGCATACAGGTGCTGGAACCACATCTGCTATTGGTATAACAACTCAAACCATAGCAGGTATAGGAACTACAGATAAATTACCACCAACTGTGTTTGCAGTTAAAATTGACAACTCAACTTTAAAATTAGCAACTTCTTCAGAGAATGCTTTAAAAACTGATCCTACATGTTTTGACATAACATCTGTTGGAATTGGAACTTCTCATTCATTTACTTCCAAGAAACAAAACTCCAGAGTCATTATTAGTATTGATAATGTGGTTCAACAACCAATTGTTTCTACCTCAGTAACAACCACAATTAGTGCTGATGTCTCATCTACCACAGATAAAATAAAAATATCAGGAATAACGTCAATAACTGGTGGTGATATGTTGAAAATAAATGATGAAATAATGAAGGTAAATTCTGTTGGATTGGGTGCTACTAACGTTCTACTTGTGACTAGATCATTCATGGGAACTGAGGTAGATGCTCATACAGATGGAACTTTAATAACTAAAATTCAGGGTAATTATAATATTGTTGATAGTAAAGTTAACTTCTTTACTGCCCCAGTTGGACTGACTCCTATTTCATCTACAACAAATGAACCTGATTCAAGAGACTTTGTTGGTATAGCAACACACTCAACATTTAATGGTAGATCATTTATGAGATCTGGAATTGTTAATGGTTCTGATGATCCATATGCTAAAAACTTTGTATTTGATGATATATCTGCTAATTTTACAGGATTTGCAACTGAATTTACTTTACAATCTGATGGAAGTAATATAGCAGGATTCTCTACCAGTAATGCCATAATATTAGTTAATCAAGTTCCTCAAGGACCTCAAAGACTTACAGGTTCAGTGAGTGTGCCTGGAGATTACACAATGATAGAAAGTGTAGGCATCACTAGCATACAATTTACAGGTTCAATAGCATCTGTATCTTATGATCCAAATAGTGCAAATGTTCCTTTGGGTGGTGTTATTATATCTGTTGGATCAACAGAGGGATTTGGATATCAACCTTTAGTTGCTGCTGGTGGCACTGCAACAGTATCTGGTTTAGGAACAATTAGTTCTATTAGTATTGGTAATAGTGGATCTGGTTATAGATCTGGTATTCAAACCATAGTAAATGTGGGAGTTCAAACTTTAAGCACATCAACACCTAATATAGAATTTATTGGAACTGCTGCCATTAGCAATGGTAATATTGTTAGTATAGCAATTACAAATCCAGGCACAGGATACACATCCACTAATCCACCATTGGTTGTTATTGATGAACCATTATCTTATACAAATATACCTTTAGTTTATAGTTCTACTTCAACTGGGGTTGGATCTGAAGCAAGAGTTAACATAGTAGTTGGACAAGGATCAAGTGTTATCAATTTTGAAATTATCAATGAAGGTTTTGGATATGGTGAAGACCAAGTATTAACAGTTGGCATTGGTGGAACTGTGGGTATTCCAACAGACAGCAATTTCTCTGAGGTTAGAGAATTTCAATTAACAGTTCAAGAAGTTTTCAATGATAGTTTTGCTGGATTTACTGTTGGGGATTTCCAAGTAATAGATCCACTTGATGATTTGTTTGATGGACAATCAAAATCATTTGCTTTAACTCTTAATGGTGAAGCAAAAACAATCCAAACATCACCAGGTTCAAACATTGATGTTGAAGTAACTCTTTTAGTATTCCTTAATGATATACTTCAAGTTCCAGGTGATGGATATGAATTTAAAGGTGGTAGTTTTATAACATTTAAAGAAGCACCTAAAGTAGGAGATACATGTAAGATATTGTTCTATCAAGGAACTAGTTCTGTTGATGTTACAGAAATTGATATTTTAGAAACAGTTAAGAAAGGAGATGAAATTAAATTATATGAAAAGGATATATCTTTTGAGGAAGATTTTAGAACAGTAACAAATGTAACATCTTCTGATAGTGTAAACACTAATTTATATGCAGGTCCAGGTATTACCACTGATGAAACTTTCCAAAGAGCAGTAACATGGTCTAAACAAACTGAGGATAAATTTATAGATGGAAATCCAGTAACAAAAGACAGACCTCACTATGAACCATTAATATATCCTAAAACTAACATCATACAATCTGTTGGTGTAGGTTCAACAGTGATATTTGTATCTAACCTTAGAACGTTCTTTGATAACTCTAGAGAGAATTACAGTGAACAAAATGATATTAGAATAGTGTCTCAAGATAGAATAGTTGGAGCATCTGCTACTGCATTTGTTTCTGTTGCTGGAACAGTAAGTTCTTTTGATATAACAAATCCTGGATTTGGATACACAATTGCACCATCAGTTTCAATATCTTTACCTGTGGGATTATCAACCAGTCAAGGTGCAAGAGCAACTGCCACAATAAGTGGAGTGGGAACTGTTAATGCTATCAATGTTTCATTTGGTGGAACAACCACAGGATTTGCATATACCAGCACTAATGCTCCATCAGTTCTAATTGGAGATCCTAAATTAATTACTGCTGTTGAAACTATTAATAATGTTGCATTTTCTGGAGATTTTGGAATTATATCTGGAATATCTACTACATCTGTAGGAGTAGCATCAACTGGAATAGTGTTTGATTTATTACTTCCAAAAGATTCATTATTCAGAGATGCTACATATGTTGGCAGTGCTTTAACTGTAAGTGGAATTTCTACTGGATATTATTTTACAGTATTTAATTCTAATGTTGGCAATGGAGTAACATCCTTAAATCAAGATGGAAATGTAGTTGGAATAGGAACTTCCTTTATAGATAACATCTATGAAGTTTCTCAAGTTTCTATAGCTCAAACCATGGGCATAGGAATTGGATTGACATATGTTGCACAAGTAACAGTCAGTGTTCAAGATTATAATGGTTTAAGTGGACTTGGACATAGTGAGTTCTTTGGAGAATATAGTTGGGGCAGAATTGTAACTGCACCTAGATCATCAGCTAGAGTATTTACATCTTATGCTGGAAATCAAGATGGTTTAATTGGAGTTACCACCTCTCCAATAATTGAAAGAATTAATCCATTAAGATTCATAAATTATGATACATAAATAACTAAAAAAATAGTAAAAAATGTCTGCTATTATAACTGATCAACTTAGAATATTGAACGCTGAGAATTTTGTTGCTGCTGCAACATCATCAGCAAATTCTTATTATTCTTTTGTTGGTTTACCTAATGCACCTGATTACTCTTCTACTTGGGATTCAAATCCTCCTGCACCAAAGGATAGTTTTGATCAGGAGAATGATTATTGGGATACCATGATCGCATTGAAAAAAATTACCTCTTCTGATGTGCGTAGAGTGGTTAATAAAAATAGTTGGACATCAGGTGTTACTTATGACATGTATCGTAATGACATCAGTAGAACAAATACTGCTAAACCATCTGGAGCAACTAATTTATATTCCTCAAAATATTTTGTGGTAAATGAAGATTTTAAAGTTTATATATGTTTGCAAAATGGAACTGATCCAGAAAACTTAACAGGCAGACCCTCTCTTGATCAACCAACATTTACTGATCTAGAACCTAAGTCACCTGGTGATAGTGGTGATGGATATATTTGGAAGTATCTTTATACAATCAAACCTAGTGACATAGTTAAATTTGACTCTACTAATTTTATGCCTGTTCCTGATAGTTGGGAGACAGATACAGAAAATGCAGCAGTCAGAAATAACGCTTCAAGTAGTGGACAATTAAAAGTTATTACCATAGTAAATAGAGGATCAGGAATAGGAACTGCAAATAGAACTTATACTGGAGTTCCAATAAATGGTGATGGTTCTGGTGCTGAAGCAACCATTGTCATTAATAATGATGCTAAAGTTGAATCTGTAAATATATCAAAAGGTGGTTCTAATTACACATTTGGAACTGTTGATTTGGAGGCAGGTGGGGTTCCAACAGGAACAATTGCACCAATATTCAATGTTATTATTCCACCTCAAGGAGGGCATGGAGCAAATATTTACAGAGAATTAGGAGCACATAATGTTTTAATATTTTCTAAAATAGAAAATGATTCTGAAAATCCAGATTTTATAACTGGAAATCAAATAGCTAGAATAGGTATAGTAGAAAATCCTTTAGCTTATAATTCAAGTAATAATTTAGCATTACCTAAAGCTAGTGCATTATATGCTTTAAAATTAATTGGATCTGGATCAACAACAGCAACATTCAATATTGATGGACAAGTCACACAGACAGTTGGTGTTGGATCTACTGCTGTAGGAAGAGTTGTATCTTATGATCAAGTAACAGGTGTATTAAAGTATTGGCAAGATAAAAGTCTTGTTGGATTTAATAGTGATGGTTCTTTGAAAACTGATCCAAAATATGGATTTACTCTTCATAGATTTACATCAACACCAACAAGTGGAGGATCTTTAAGTATAGCTAGTAATGAGGGAACTTTAGGTATAGACACTAGTTTTGGAACATCAGGTAGTCCTGGTATAAGTACAGTAATAAATAATAGAAAATATTTTCTTGGCCAGAGTTTCACTCAAGGAATATCAAATCCTGAGGTTGAAAAATATTCTGGAAATATAATTTATGTTGATAACAGACCCTCAATTACTAGGTCTGCAAACCAAAGAGAAGATATCAAAGTCATTTTGCAATTCTAAAGACTCATGCCACAGGAAACTAATCTAAACGTCGCTCCTTACTTTGATGATTTTAGTAAAGATGACAAATATTTTAAGGTTCTTTTTAAACCAGGATTCCCAGTTCAAGCAAGAGAATTAACTGGTTTACAATCTATTCTTCAAAATCAAATTGAGAGACTTGGTGGTCATACTTTTAAAGAGGGTTCATCTGTAACAGGTGGTGGAGTAAAATTTAGTAATGGATATTATTCCATAAAAATACAATCAACAAATGAGGGTTTTGATGTTAAAGATTATCTGTTTGATATTAAAGGTAAAACTGTAGTAGGAAGTCAAACTGGCATAAAAGCTCAAATAAGAGGATACATGCCCATCATACAAAGTGATGGTACATATGTTCTGTTTGTTAATTATTTAAGTAGTGGTCCTGATAATAATGATAGATATCAATCTGGTGAAAGTTTACTTTTGGATGGAGAAACTTGCAATACTAGAAAAGGAATAGTATTTCAAACAGGGGAGTCTTTAGCTCAATTACACACTGGAACATGTAGTTACACTGGATGTGCTGCTGTATTATCAGCAGGAGTTTATTTTGCAAGAGGATATTTTATTGAAGCAAAAGAACAAACTTTAATAGTTAATCCATATTATAGTGATGTAAGTGTAAAAATAGGATTAAGAGTAAAAGAATCTATAATAAACTCTGATATAAATTCAAATTTAAATGACAATGCTGCAGGATTTAGTAATTTTACAGCCCCTGGTGCTGATAGATTACGCATAGAACTAAATTTAGAATCAATTCCCATCAACGTAGAAAAATCTCGTAATTTTATAGAGTTGATGGAGGTTAGAAATGGACAAGTAACTGCTAATACTAATAGGACTGAATATGATGATTTAAGCAAAGAGTTTGCTAGAAGAACTTTTGATGAATCTGGTAACTACTATGTAAAACCATTTTCTGTTACTGCTAGAAATACATTAAATGATCTTGAGGGTAATAATGGATTATTTTCAGATGATCAAATAACTTATAATAATAACACTCCTAGTGATGATTTAGGAACTTATAAACTATCACCAGGTAAAGCATATGTTAGAGGATATGAAATTGAAACAATTGTTCCTTCATTTTTAGATTTTAAAAAACCAAGAACTACAAAACTTTTAGAGAATCAAAGTATAAATTATGTCACTGGACCTACTTTTGTATTAAATACAGTTAGTGGATCACCCAATATAGGAGTGGGGACTGATTACACTGTAAGTTTGAGGGATAGTAGAATAGGTGCAGCTTCAACCACTGCTGCAGGAAAAGAAATAGGTATAGCAAGAGTTTATGATTTTGCATTAGAATCAGGATCTTATGATGCTATTAATTCTGATTTGAATGAGTGGGATATAGCATTATATGATATTCAACCATATACAGAGATAACACTAAACACTCCAACAACCTTATCTGTTCCAACTCATATAAAAGGTAAGTCTAGTGGTGCTGTAGGATTTTTAAGATATGGCGTTAGCAACTCTGGTTTGATCACTGCTTACAATACAAAAGGAACTTTCATACCTGGTGAACAATTTATTTTTAATGGTATAGAGAGTGGAAATATTGGAGCAGCTTCTACATCTTTTAGTACAAGTGATATAAAATCAGTTCATGGAACTGTATCAACAGCTAGCACATTCAATGCTAATGTAAAACAAACAGATTTGTTTACAATAGGAGAAGTTAATATTACTAATCCTCCTAGCTCTGGAGCATCAGCTGGTATTTCAACTGTTACTAGTGCTGATCCAAATAAATTTTTCATAGGAATAGCCACTGTAGGTAATATAGTTGAATATACTAATCCTGGATTTGATATTCCATCTTACGCTAGAGTAGAAAGCGTCTCTCAAAATTCTTTAACAATATCTGGAGTAACCACTGTTGCAGGAATAAATCAGGGAGGTCTTCCAAACACCACTATAAATCCATCTAACTTTAAAGTTTTAACATCACAGTTTCAATCATCTGCAGATAACACTTTATTTACAAGACTACCAAAAAGAAATATATCAAATGTAGATCTAACTACATCACAAATTACAATCAGAAAACAATTTGATGTTAATATTACTAACAATTCAACTGGAGTAGTTCCTAGTGGTAATGTTAATGAAACATTCCTACCATATGATGAGGAAAGATATGTTTTATTAAGGTCAGATGGTAGCACAGAGTCTTTATCAACTGATAAGTTTGAGTTTAATGGATCATCTTCTGAAGTAACTATAAATGGTTTAGGAACAAATAGTTCAGCAAAATTAATAGCTACTTTAAGAAAAACAAATGTTAAAGAAAAAGTAAAACAAAAACAAAAAATAAATATTGTAACCATATCAAATTCAAAATTTGTTCAGTCTGGGATTGGTGCAACAACTTTAAATGATGGATTAACTCATTCAAATGTTTATGGAACTAGAGTTCAGGATGAGGAAATATCATTAGGAGTTCCTGATGCAACTTTAATCTATGCTGTATTGGAGTCAACTGATTCTAGTTCTCCAGTATTACCCAAAGCATCTTTAACATCTATTAATAGTGCTACAGGAAAAACTGGTGATTTATTAATTGGTGAGAAATTTAAAGGAAATGATAGTGGATTTAGAGGAATATATGTTAGTAGATTTGATGATTCAAATATAAATTTCATAGCTTTAAATGATTTCTCTCCACAAAAAAATGAAACTTTTACTTTTGAAGAATCAGGTATAACTGCTACTTTAGCATCAACAGCATTAGGCTCTAATGATATTACAGAGGAATTTACTTATGATGATGGTCAAAGAAATACAATATATGATTATGCCAGAATAGTTAGAAAAAAAGAATTTTCTGAACCCTCAAAATCTTTATTAGTGGTATTTGAATCTGCCTTTTTTACTGCATCAGACACTGGTGATTTAACAATTGCAAATTCATATGAAAATTTTGATTACGCAAAATTACCTACAATTAATAATGTAAGAGTAAGTGATATTTTAGACATTAGACCTAGAGTATCTCAATTTTCTGGATCTACGCACTCACCTTTTGAATTTTTAGGTAGATCATTTAATGAATCTGGAAATTCTGCTTCTAATATATTAGCATCAGATGAATCAATAATTTTAGATTATTCATTCTTCTTACCAAGAATGGATAAAATATTTTTAAATGATAAAGGACAATTTCAATTAATAAATGGCATACCTGCTGAGTCTCCAGAATTCCCTAATGCTATTGATGGAGCTTTAGAAGTAGCTTCAATAAAATTACCTGCTTTTCTTTATAATATTGATGATGTAAGTATTAGAGTAGCAGATTATAAGAGATATCAAATGAATGATATCAATAAACTTGAAAAAAGAATTGAAAATTTAGAATTTTTCACATCATTAACATTATTGGAAAAAGATACTCTTAATATGAACATCACTGATGTTGATGGTTTGAATAGATTTAAGTCAGGATTTTTTGTAGATGATTTTTCATCAACAGATAATCAAATAAAGAAAACAATAGTAAAGAACTCAATTGATTTTAAAAATGGTGAATTAAGACCAGCACCATATACAACTGAATTAGATTTGCTTCTTGATCTTGATAGTTCTAATAATATAAGAAAAACTGGTAGAGTTTTATCATTAGATTATCATGAAGTAATACACATAAAACAACCATTTGCAACTAGAACAGAAAGTGTAACCCCATTCTTAATTAACTATTATGGTGGATCTGTAACCTTAACACCATCATCAGATGTTTGGTTAGATCAAGTTACCATTTCAGCCAAAAGAGAAGAGTTAACAACATACACTGAGACATCAGAGCAAGTTGGAGCAGGGGGATTTGATCCAAATACTGGATATAGTCCTGTAACATGGAGTGCTTGGGAGACCACATGGGTTGGTAGTGAAACTTTAATTAATCAAGATGTGTCAACTTCGTTTGGATCTTGGGAAACAGTTGGTTCTCACACTAAACAAAGACAAGAATTTAGAAATGTAACTAGAACATTCCAATCTGCATCATCAGAGCAACAAAGAGTAGGAACAAGATCAATTCAAAGAGAAACTTTTAGCACTATTAATGAAGGTCCAAAAGTAGTTAATACTGATTTGGTTTCCTTTATGAGATCTAGAAATATAGATTTCTCAGCAAAAGGATTAAAACCCACAACCAATATATTTGCATTCTTTGATGGTGAAAATGTTAATAAGTTTGTTGTTCCAAAATTACTACAAATTACAATGACAACTGGAATATTCCAAGTTGGTGAAACTGTTGTTGGAACAAACTCTAATGGGGATGAATTAATTAGATTTAGGGTAGCAACTGCTAATCATAAATTTGGAGATTTTGATAATCA